CACGTTCGTAGCAAAAAGATTTTGTAATCGTTTTCTTAATGTTGGCATATTTTTAACTATTTTAATATAAATATAACTAGTTGTAGAACTGCGATGTTAACGTATCAACCACGTTAAATCTTCATCATTGTGACCATTATTCCAAGTCCATCCATCAGCTGAATTTGAAGGTCGACCTGTATATATTTTAGTTTCTGTTTTTTGAAATTGTGAAAGTGCACGTTTATGCAATTCAATTCCTTGTTGTCGCAATTTAAGCGATGTATCTCGTAACCATAATCCAATACAAAATGCCATAACGAGGTCATCATTATATCCACCTTGTGATTGTGCTTTACCATTTAACCAAACAAATACAAATAATTCTTGTATTAATCGTTTAGAACGAATTACCGGAGTTCGTTCTCGCATATACATTTCAAGTGCTGATATCATTAATGGACGTGTACGTGAGGTTGTAGATACGCCAGGGACCATTTGAGTCTTATCCTTCATATCATAACCTTTTTTAAGTTGTACATCTATATCAACATATCCATCATCTTTATATGTATAAAATAAATTTTCATATCCTCGGTCTAACGCCGGTTGTATTGCTGCCCAACCAATATTGGCATTTTCAATTGCTAGTAATGCATTGTTCCATTCTGTTGCAACTGACACAAGCATATTACCAAAATCCTTAGGTGGCATTTTTCCTTTGTATTCGGCAACTTGCGATACATTTTCTACATCGATAACATGAAAAGTAGACCAGTCAGCACCATCACCTCGAGCGACGTCAGCTACTACTATATAATTTTTTTCATAGTTTGGATATTCCCAAATCCAATAGCCGTTATCAAAGCCTCTACGTTCAATTGGTTCGCTACATTTATTTTCATAATCTAGCAGTATAGCCCCATCTATTACAGTATGACCAGATGAAATAAAGTCGCAATCACATTCTTGTGCTGCACCTCGTTCTCCTAACAATTGAGTTTGTTCATCTCGCCATTGCTGATCGCGGTCTGGGTGTACGGTCCAATGTAGTTTAATTGTATGAAATCCATTAATTTCTTGCTCAGCTTCTGACCATACCGAATGAAACCAATTACCAACACCATTTGGTGTAGACAATACGATAGCACCACCACCCGTTGATAATGTTGCTTGCGATGCTATCCAAATTTCTTCAATGTTTCGAATGAATGCGGCCTCATCTATAATTAGCAACGATAATGCTTCTGAACGTGCTCCTGTGGTTGCGGATGAAACTGCTTTAATTTGTGAGCCATTTTTAAATTTTAAGGAAAGCTTATTATCTGCTTCAATATTTCCTTTTAACCAACTAGGTAAATTGTCATGCATTACCCGTACTTTTGTTACTAAGTTTTTTGCTACTTCTTGAGTTGTTGCAATAACAAGTACGTTAAAATCTTCTTTGAATAACATGCTCCAAAGAGCAAAGCCAGCTGATAATGTTGATATACCTAACTGACGAGACTTTAATATTACATTGTAACGATTATCTCGTAATTCAGTTAATGTATCTTCCTGGAAAGGATATAAATTAAATTTAATCTTACCACGTTTAGGATGTTGTATATAACAATATTGTCGCATAAAAAAAACAGGATCTTTAGCACACATCGTGTACTGCTGTTGTATAATCTGTTTTATATTTTGTGACATATTATTTTAAGATTTCATTGATTAATATTCCAGATCCTAATGTTGTAAGTATTCCTGCAGTAAACCATAATCCCTTTGCTTCATACCATTTTGGTTTAAGATATCGTTCTCTACGAATATATATTTCTACGTTTTCTTGCAATAGAGCAATTTGTTGATCTTTGTAACGTAATTGCAATGAATCTAATTTAATTAATTCGTCATGCTGTTTTGATAATGTAATATACTTATCAATCAATGCATTGTTAATTGAATCTAATGCATATAATGAATCTAATGTATATGAAATATCAACAATTTCTTGTTGCGTAAAACACGTATCAGGTTTTGTTTGTGTTAATGCAAATACCGGGAATAACAATATAACTAATAACTGTTTCATATTATTTTCTTGATTTACGTCCCCGACGTGTTTTGTTTAAAATATTTTGTTTTGCTTCTTCTACAGGTTTTTCTTCTACTTGTAGTTCTTCTTTAGCTGTTTGCAATTCTTCAATTTCTGTTTTAGTTTCTTGAATTTCTTCTTTTATTTCAACACGCTGTTCTTCAATAACTTCAGTTTTGCCTTGAAGTTGATCAATTTGTTGATTATTATCATCAATTTTTTTATCTAATTTTGTAACTTTCTTTTTATTGAGTTTATCGCTTACAAAAATAGCAGCAATGATTGCTAAAATTACTCCGGCAATTATTGCCCAATATTTTTTAATTGTTTTCATCTGATTCTCCATTTAATCGTTTTATAAAATTTTCTTTGAATTTATCCCATTCTTTTTGTATTGTATTTTCAAATTCCTCAGGCGTCATTTTTGCTGACCAAGTTTCTGTAACGCCTTCACTATTACTTACAAATTTCATTGATTCGGTATATGCTTGTTTTAAGAGTTCAACATCTCGTTCTGCATCACGTAACCATGCTAATGCATTTTCATGAATTTTATTGCGTTCGTATTCTTCATATGTTCCGGTATTTTTTAATTCATGTTCCATTTCAATTACACAATCAAAACACATACCATGAATCTTTCTCATTTGTTGATCTAAATGATGCGTACCAACACATGTGCATACGTCTTTTCTACAATTAGGAAATGCACGTAATTCATCTCTTATAGATTGAAAAATATCTGAATTTTTTGTTTTACGAATTCGAAAACCTTCACGCTGTTCTACAACATATACGTTTCCACTTGCATCAGTTTCTTCCCAAACATCACCAACTTCTCGATGTTCTGATTTGTTTTTTGCATCAGAAAACCCTACAGTTTTTTTGGTTTGAAACTTATGAGTGCCGTCCAACATTTGTTGAACAGCTTTAATGTTTTGTAACTTTTTTGACATGTAACTTTATTTTTTATTTGTATGTTCTTGACCAAACTTTGCTAATTTTTTTGTAGTTGCAATTTTTATCATTTTATAAGTATTTGTAATATCAGCTGGGTCTAAATCTTTTGTAGCTAAATTAAGAACTTTTAATATATCTTTAACTTTAGCTATATTTCCATCTCGTTTATTTAAATGTTTAACAAATCGATCAACATCTAATGCTTGTTTTGTTTCTGGAGAAATTTCTTTTTCTGCTTCTTTTTCTGCATCTGGCTTAGCGGCAGCATCAGGTGCTGTAGCTTCTGGCGCTGGTGGTGCCGGTGTTGGAGCAGGTGGAGGTGTAGCAGGAGCTCCTGCAGGAGCAGGTGCGTCAGGTGCTGGTGCGTCTGCAGGCGGAGCATTCGGTGCTGGTGCTTCTGGCGCTGGCGCTTCAGGTGCTGGTGCTTCAGGTGCATCAGCTGGAGCAGGTTCGCCTTGCTCTTTTATTATTTTTGCAATTTTTCTGCGAACATATTCTCTAACTAATCGTTCGTGTTGTTCGCGAGTCAAATTTTCAATTTTATCTTGTAATACATCTGCTGTTTCTTTTTCTTCAGTATCTTGTCGTTTTTTTAATCGTTTAGCAGCAGTCTTTGGATCATAATCGCCATCTTCAATATCTTTATATAAACGATCATCATCATTATATGTTGGATACATTTTACCGTCATCTTGCATTTGTTTGTCTCGCTTACGCAAAACATTATGTTGCATATCTCCAGTAGTTTTAGGATTCATTCCGCCTTTTTTATCATCTGCGGTATAATCTTTAAGATCTTTTCTTAGTTTTGGTTTTTGAGACTTCTCAAAATCTTTCGGTGTTTTATACTTGCTTTTATGTCGTTCAGCCATAATTCTTTCCAATTTTAATATAAATATATCATCGTGCGTATTTCAATACTCCTAGTATCTGATTAACAGGTGCAAATGCTCCGGTAAGCTTGTATGTATTTCCGCCATATGTAAATACAACACCCTCCGAAGGAACAATTTGATCAAATCCACCTAATCGTTCAATGCGTTTAAGTTCTAATTCTAATTTTGCAACGGTTGATGGATTTGGATTGGTTTGCAATTCTCTAATAAGTTCAGCTAATTCTTGTTTAATTGTTTGTACTGTTTTTGATGGATTTGCTGCTAAGAAATTTTCTGCATTTTTTAATGCTACTGCTCCTAACCGTAAAAATAACGTTTCAAACGGTTCCATGTTTTGTTTGTAATATCGTTTGAATTCATTTTTGTCAAATTCTTGAACCCAATTTAAGAATTCTGGATTTGTAATTTGTTTTTTAAGTGTGGTTATACTTTCCGACTTATCAAAGAACGCCCAACGATTTATTAATGCATTTAACACATTTTCTGGAATTTCATATCCCATTTTATCAGCTTGTGTTTTAATAACATCTTGCCACCACGCTTTATGATACTCAGCTATTTGATCTGTTTCTTTTAAACCGAACTTAGATCTAAGTTGATCAATTTCATTAAAGAATGCAGCTTGTTGATCTTCAAAATTAGATATTTTACCAATTTTAATTTTTTGAGGTGGAATAAATGAAAATGTTTTTTGCATATGTGCATTTGCATCTTGAATAATTTGTTGAACCATTGCACCACCGGTTAAATCTGTTTCGACTATATTGCCTTGTTCATCATATTCAACTAAATTATGAAATTGCAAATGTGCTTTATCATATGATATAACATTTTTAGTTGCAGGATAAATAATTTCCATGTTTGCAAATACTCGACCATTTTTAAATATTTGTGCTAATCTATCTGCAGGTATACGTTGCAATGATTCTGTTAAATCTTCAGCACAAGCTTGATATGCATCTACTACTCGTTGATAATTTACTCCCGCTTCAGCTCCTTTTTCTGCTATAGCTTTTTGTTGTTTGCGTTGGAAATCAGCAATTAATTCTGCAGGAGTCATTGGATTAATAATAGTTCCTTTGCCGCGAGCAAATCCGGGTTGACCATTTTTCCAAGTAACTTGAATGTTTTGACCATCGGTTTTTTCTGTAACTGCAGCTTCAATATCTAAACGCCCTTCTAATGCACGAGATACTATTTCTTTCATATCATTAAAAGTTAATCCATGATCATCCCATGGGTGTGCCATATGTCCAGCTGCGCCACCTTCCATTAATTTTGCACCATATACAGTTTTTGGAAATTTATCAAAATCATATACAAATGATCTATCATCTTGTTTATCTAAAAATTTGTTTAATTTATTGATCTTATTTTTATGTCGACGTGTTTCTGCATTGTTCATTGTAGCAGCAAACATTTCATCAACTTCTTCTTGTAATTGTTTTGCCCACCATTCTTTTGAAAACAATGCTTCTTGTAATCCCGTTGCAATTTGCCATGCATTTTTTACAACTGCATCTTTAAATTGAGGATATGATGCACGAAATGTTTCATAATCTCGATCTGCAATTGATTGTCGTACCGTAGTTGCTGATATCGGCATTCCGTTTGCATATGTTTCTGGATCTACATCAATACTTAATTCTGTTGCATCAATTCCCATTGGAATTTTACGTCCTTTTTTGTCACCAATCGTTGCATATTTATCTACATTGGGTACAAAAGCTTTTGCTCTAACATAATCATCTCCTTTGGTAGATGCTGCCATTGCATAACGTCCTTTTGCATCAGATGGCAAATCAAACAAATATTCGTATGCTGCAACAATTGGTGAATTGTGTTGTGTAGGTTGAATAATGATATCAGGATTATCATTAAGTAAATTAAACATTTCAATGCTTTGTTCTCTAGTAATACCGTCTCTAGAATTTGGTCCAATTAATATTATTACTCGACCTACTTGCGGAGATTCTGCATATCGTTGTGCTAATGCTAAATGAGCTCCTGTTAATGGTTTAAATCCACCGGGAAATAAAACTGTTATTTTATTCATTATGTTCCGTTTTATATAAATATTATGATACCGGATTCGTTGGTGCAATTATACTTCCGCCTACCGTTCTACTTGTTCTAAATACAAAGTTTTTTAATTTTAACGTGCCACTTAATGCTGCAGTTCCACCGGAGTATACTATAGATGTATGTACTAATACATAATATCCTTGACGATTAGTTAATGTTAAGTCTGATATACTGCCGTACAATCCAGTAACAGCTCCCGATCTTTGTGAATTTTCTGGTACCGTTGTTCCTGCTAAATTAATAGGTGATGTAAATGTGGATCCGCTATTAAAAATACCGTATGATGTAAGTCCCGTATAACTACCAGTTACTGCATTCATTACAGTTGCGTATACATTAAATGATTTATTAGGTAATCCAATATTATCCGTACGGTCAATTTGCCATGTACATGACATTTGCATTCTCGTTTCGCCCGGCAATATGAATACATGAAATGACGGTCCAGATAAAACGGACCCGGTTGTAAATGTCGGTAAAGGAGAACTACCAGATATGTTAGCTAAGTTAAATGTATATTCAGATTGATCGAAATATACAACTCGTCCTATATTCAATCCATCTACAAATTCATTGTTAGAATCAAATAAAACTTCGCCATTTTGCACTGCAAGAAATGATGATGCCGTTACATTTCCTTGTGCTGTTAAGTGGAAACCACTTGCAGAAATTTCAACATTTCCATTAGCACCGCTAATAAAAGTTGATGCAGGATTTCCAAAAAAGAATCTATTCGTACGAACATCTATTTCTGAATTAGCAGTTGCATATCTAAAATAACTTGAAGTATTTGCATAAAGTTCTAATCCAACGCCGCTATATGCTGCGCCGCCTTTTGTTCCTGCACTATTTGGCAGAGCCGAACCAGACCACAGTAAAAATCCAGGAAATCCTGCAGCAAATCCTTCATATCCTAATGATCTAATAAAACCAGAATTAGGATATCCACTAATTGCAACGCCACTATTTAATGAATCAGCAACATATAAAGAACCAGTAAGCATTGAATAATCACCATCAATATATCGATTGCCGCCTTGCCAATTTTTATCATAAACATATGATATTTGTTTGCTTTTTACTCCGGCTACATTGTAATATTCTGTTTTAAATGAAATTTGATTGTCAATTTTATGTGTAGTTTGAATTGGCGTTTTAATTCTTGTATAATTAGGAGAATATCCGGCATCATTATCTGTGGTAACGTGTATATCTGAAACTTGCCATTCTCCTGATTCTACTACTAATAATAATACACCAGTACCATCAAAGTCTGCTTCAAAACTAAATATTTGATCATCAAATCTTTGATTTCCATATGATGTTAATTCGCCAATTCGTTTACCAAATTTTACAGGAAATGATTGATTAAAATAATCGGTAGGATCTTGATAAAAGCTGCTACCAGATAAATATATTGATAATTTTGCAGTAGCTGCAGAAATTGTTGTACCTAATGCATCTAAAGAAATTTTATATGAAGAATCTTTTAAAAAAATTCCTTGATATGATGAACTTATTTGTGCAACCTGTACGGAGTTAGGAGCCGCAATATTAATTGAACTAGAAATTAACATTGCATTTGATAATGACGATGTAATCCATTGCAATGTAGTTGGAGTTATTTCAGACCCATTTTGATATGTATGAGGTTGCCAATATGTATTGATAACGCTTTGAGATGTAAATATTCCAATTGATTGATCTGGAAACAGTGATGATGTACTAGAAATAAAAATTTCCGTATCTTCTAATTCAAAATCATTAACTAATTCCCAAGTACCAACTGTACCTTTATTGTTTGTAAAAACTTTAATGCGTGCAATATCTCCAGTTGCTGGTTGTAAATTTTCAATTTGTATGAGTGCAAATGATTGTGAATTTTCTGTTGGAACGTAAGTTGGCGTTGCTTCATATTTTATAGAAAATGTAGATGCATCAAATGAATCATATGTGTGAATATATACGCTTTGGCTGCTAAATGCTGTATACTCTGTTTCTAATAATGCCAATGATGGCGATAGTACCTTTGATATCTTAGAAACATACGCCGTTGTAGAT